CTTGTCGGCCCACCATTTGCGGCGGGAAGACATCCTGCGAAGGGCTTCGGAGGATTTCGGGGACAAGTTGAGTTGGCGGGAGGCTTCGCGGGGGCCGAGTTGTCGGACGAGCATCTCGACGGCGACGATACCGCCGACGGAGGACCAGTCAACGGGGGCAGGCATGGCGGCGAGGAGTGGGCTGGGATTTTTTGGGGATCGAGGGCACGAGGCGATAATTGCGCTGGCCGGAAAAAAGTCAAGATGCAAGTGATTTGCAAATTTATGGGAGAGCTTTTTTTCTTCGGAGGGTTCAAGGCAGCTTGAACCCAATCGCCATAGCCGAAATCCAAACTTGGAAAGGGTCAGGGGTCACAGGTAATACTTGTATACCGTGACCCTGAACCCTGTTTTCAGGCTAGGTCCATGGACTTTTAGGTTCACGGAGCAGAAACCATGAACCTCCATGAACCTTTTGAGGGTATTTTTGGAGGAAATCATGGGTTAATTCCGGCCCAGGTTTGGGATGGGATGTCGAATTTGATAGCACCGGATTGGGAGGCTTTGCTGAAAATAAAGGCGAGGATGTCGGGCTGCTGGATCAGCCATGAAACAACCTCAGATTGGGTAATGTTGAAAGGTTGAGACCTGTCAGGGTGGTGAGAAAGGCCGGGAGGCATGGAGCACGCGGCGAGGTAAGGCTTCGAGTTTTTGAACTGCTTTTGGGTTTTCATAGGTCACTGTTTAGCCGGCATTAAAGGATCCGAGAATCACCCCGGCCTCCGTGCCTTCTGTCGCCGTGCCGAGCAATTTGACGGTGACGTGTTCTGCCGAAGAGCACCATCCGCTCCATGGGGAATCCCAAGGATTGCCATCCGGGGTGATTTCTTTGGCCGCTTGTTCCGATGGTGCAGCCACGATGGCAGAGTCGAAGGTGTCGTATCTGGCATTTTGTGTCTGAGCGATGAGATATATGTTCATAAAATTGGAGGTCAGGACAGTGTCGGTGATGTTGATGCTGGTTACGGTTGCTGTGGGTGTGGGTGTTGTCATAGATTCAAATGGAGTGGGGTGCCGGCGGGCGGAGGCCCCGTTTATTGGGGAGCTTCACGGCCAGGATCGCAAGCGCGGCTTCCGGCGTGATGTCCCATTCCCCAGCCTCCCGGCGCTGGACGGTTGAGAGCGCGACACCGAGCGCATCCGCGACACCCTGCTGGGTGCCGCGTTGCTTCCGGGCGGATTTGTATTCGGCTCCGGTCATGCGGGTTGGCAGTATTTTTCGCGATACCAATCTGGCGCGGCGGCGAGCTGATCCGGCGTGAGGTTTTCGGCGCGGTAGAGGTTTTTTCCGGCTTGCGATGCGCCCACATTGTCGAGCCATGATGGCATCATTACGTTTTCGACGACTCGCTTCGCGTCTGAGTGCGTGGCAGTGTCCGGCAATCCCGTTACGGCGATTGTCATGCAGCCGTTCCGGTAGCCGGGCTTTGCGCCATCCTGTTGAGGCATGAGGTTCCCGCAACTGGCGAGGCTGTGCTTGAGGTTGATTGTTTTCATTGTTTTTGGGGTTGGGGTTGGAGGATTAGTCGCGGTTATTCGGCGGTGTCGATCAACGAAGCTCATGCTTCGTCCTCCTCTTCGCTGATTACTTTTAGGCGGCGCTCCTCTGCCATGATGGCCAGCGCATATGCCCATGCGGGATATGTGATTCCGGAAGGCGCGTCAGCTTGCAGCATTTCCCACTTTTCGCGGCTGATCCCAAACGCTGCTTCTACGGCGCGAGCACGTTCATCATCATCGGAGTCAGTAGCCCAGGCGATAAGTGCTGATTTTTCTTCACCGATCTGACATTGGAGCATGTCACGAAGAGCGGCGAATGGATATGGATGGTTGGTCATTTTGGTTATTTGGTTTATGGCGAGCAGGGTTTGAGCGTCTTTGATCTGGCGGGCGATGGACTCCATGGTTGGTGCGATCATGGCTGGCTCATTTTCCCAGATTCCGGCGAAGGCATTTGGGATGAGCGCGCCAGTGGCGAGGGCTTTAAGCTGATCGACTGCGTGTGCCAGGGTGCAGGCGGCGGCGAGTAGGTTATCGTTGGATGGCGTGGTTTTCATTTCACGGTTCCAGGTTTTCAGGGATTTCGCTTCTCCGCCCAGCTCGACCAGTTCAACCTCAATGAGATTGTCTTCCGGGAAGCTGATGAATTTCGCAAACATAGCCTCGGCTTCTTCGAGGGTGTTGGCTGGGTTCTCAAACGGGTTGGACTCGTTGCCCTTGTATGTGGTTTCGACGCTGTAGGTGATGGTAATGGTGGTTTTCATTTCGCAATCAGATTACAGCGTGACGCGGTAAGAGTCAAGGGATTATTTTGATTTATTTTCAAGCCCGAAATCTGCCACGGGCCAACCAGGCGTCGCAGCAAACGGCGGGCATCCTGATCATGGATTCAACGGCCCTCCTCGCCGTTGCTGGACTCGGCGTTGGACATATCAAGATCGTCGCTCGTGGGCTGCACGCATTGCGGCCCGCAGTCTATGTCACCCTCGAAAGCGTAGTTCCCTGCGTTCGGCGGCAGTTCGTCGAGATAGCATCTTTCCCCGGCGTGCTTTACGAGTCGCACACCAAGCCGCCGCGATTCCAATGCTGCCTTTTGAAAGTGGTCCGGGAAGTCGCGCCTGATTTTGTTCCAATAGCCCGCGCCGCCCTTCACACAACCGATGCAGTTGTTGTTGTATCCCATCCGATACATCGCAGGCAGTTCGATTCCGGCATCTTTCACCACGGCGTAGCAGTCCTGCTTTGTGATGCCCAGGTCGCGGAGCACCCATTGCAGCCTCATGTTCGGATTCTCGCGCTCGAACTGGCTGATGCGGCTACCTTCATCTACCGTGTATCCAAACACATGAATGTCGGAGGGGCTTTCGTAAGCCATCCGCACCTCCCTCTTGAGATGCTTTGTGCAGGTTGCTCCGGCGATCCCGCTGATATACTGCTCGCGCTTGAACACATGATAGATGTCCATCGTCGGATACTCCGCAGATCGGAGCCCCTTGATTGGATGCCCGAGCCATTTCTCAACATCGCCACGGAATCTCTCGTTATCGGGATGCTCGTTCGCAAGTTCGCAATAAAGCACTTCGACAGGTTCTGGCCCCTTGTGCATTGCGATAGCCATTTTGGCAGCCACCGCAGACGCGGCACCGCACGAGAACCAGCACAGGAGCCGCTTCGGGATTACGCTTGGGAGTGTATCTTGGTATTGCATCACAAAAAAATGTCCAACAAGACGGTCCAGAGAACGGCGGGCAACGCTGCACGCGAGATCACGCCTCACCTCCGCCGTCTCTGACCTTGTCGTTGGGCCGCCGAGTGGAGCCTTTCTTTTTGGCAGAGTTTTTGATCCCGGTTTTTCGGACGCGGGACATTTCGGCGGACTTTTCTTCCGCCGTCATGCCGCCCCACCGTTTCGCGGTGGCGCGGGCCTGCATTTCGCGGGCGGTCATTTCTCAGATGCGATGATTGCCTGTAGCTCATCCGCGCTGATTAGCGGATGCTCTTCTCGACTGTAAGACACGTCGCTTCTCGCCATGCCTGTTCGCGCCCCGTATCTTTCCTCATCGCGGTAAGGTTCGGACGTTGACCACACGGAGTCTGATACACGCACCCCACAAACGATGATATGTCCGTCGCCGGATAGTTTACTGCCGCAGAACCGGACAATCCCCTTCTCTTTTGCTGTTTCAAGGACCGCAAGAAACTCCCTTTTTGCGGCTTCTTTGACTGCCCTTGCCGCCATGGCTGAATCTATCTTAGCCTTCTTTGCCGCTTCGTCTGCCGCCGTGGGTGGGCGAAGATCGGCAAAACTAAAATCGCGCACTTTTGCCGCGATTGCGGGAGCGGGAGCGGGAGCGTTTTTTAAGAACGTCTCAAGTTGCAGCTTCGCGTTTGGCCGCTCCCCGTACGACCAGTCAATGCCGATTGACCAGCGATCCCCCGAGTCCTCTGCCCACGCCACTGGCGGGCAGGTCGCTGCCAGACGCGGGTTTGCAACGGCCAAGGCCGCGAGGATTTCATCCAACTTGTCTCCTAAGTTTGAAATTCTCACGAATTGACCTCCAGTGCCTCACACCCTGTTATGTTGCCCTTGTCATCGCGGGTGAGCTTGGCGGGGCTCGCCAAGTCTCTGCGGGTTGGCAAGGCGGCGCGAACCAGCGCAGAGACGATGTAGAGGACGCCATCTTGTTCTGCCGGGAGGCCGGTGACTTCTCCGTATGCGCCCCGGACAAGGCTGATGCCGTCGTGGGTGCCTGCCTCGGAGAGGGTGACGGAAACTCGAACTGCGTTGCCCGAGGGCTGTACGGTGAGTCCAGGTAGGTTAATTGCGTGGGGTGTTGTGTTTATGATCATGGTATTTTTGGTTCTGGTTGTTGGTTGGTTTAATCGCATCTCCAGCCGTCAGAGCCGCTTGATGCGCCAAAGGTTTCGGCACTGTCAGTATCGGGAGAAGCGATGTCTCCACCGCAGACGATTTCCCACTGTTGCGGGGTCTCGGGAGTTACTTGAACTTCGATTTTTGGTGCCCTCGACATCGCCGCTGTGAGCCTTTTTAGAAAAAGGGTGGCTTGCGTTATCGACGCGCCATTTCCATTTCCGTCTTCGAGGTCACTGCCGAGGCAAGTGACCGCGTGGGTGATGTCGTCTTCCCACCAAGGAGAGGATTTCGCCCAATTAAGAGCCTTGGTTCCGAGGGTTTCGCCGTTTGCGGCGTATGCGGAGATTTCCGCTTCAACGCCCGCTGTGGATGGCTTCAGGTTTACCACGGCTGACGCGGCAGGAATGATCCTGACTGAAACCTCAGGCCATCCCCTAGCCTTCATTTTTCCTCCGTAGGCTTCCGCCTCAGCTGGATTGTGGAATTTTTTGTTCATGGTGTTTTTGGTTTCGCCGAAGGATTTATTCCCTCCGACACGTGAGAAAGTATCACGACGTGGCGCAACGTCAAGCGGGTTTTATTATTTATTTTCAAGCCCGAAATCTGCCACGGGCCAACCAGGCGTCGCAGCAAACGGCGGCAACGGCTCACTCATGGTCGCGACTCCTTTTCGCCGTTGCTGGACTGGACGTTCTCCAAAGAAGGAAGAGGAGGGGAATCGGGCTTGAGGATTGGCCCAGCCCACCATCCGTGCATTTCTTTGATGTCCTTCGTGGTTCCGTCCCATTTCTGAACAAAGCCAAAGCGAGCCGTGGCCGAAACATCGTAGATTACCGCACGGTGCTGAACATGTTCCCGATACCAGAAATATCCGTTTTGGGTGGGCAAAGTCCTACCCCAACGCAAAGATGGAGAACAAGTCGCGGATTCCGTGTCCATGATTATTTTGGGGCTGGGCGTCATTCGACGGTCCATACGGTTGTCTGTCGTTTCAGCCCGGCAGGAAACTCCATCTGGCTGCCCGTGAAACTCCGCTCGCGGAATACCGTGTGATTGGTCGGCTGGATTGTGAGCCACCCGTTGTCCAGTTTCACGAACGTAAATTCCTTGGCCTGATCTGGAGCCGCGCTGTACGCATCCCCGACCGGAGCAACGGTGAAAAGATATTCTCCGATGTGGTCTTTTCCATTGGCTTTTACGCGACATTCCAAGCCTCGCAGATAGTCGTATTCCAGGGTCGTAAAATCCCACCCGTAGCAGTCCCATGTTTGGGCATCCTGCGGGGTCCACACGCCATCCGGCTCTGGATCGAACGCAATGGCGTGAGGCGGAAGGTTCCGAAAAATTGCGCCAGACTCCAGCATCACCGTGCATCCCCACATTCGCCCTGGGTAGGCGACTAGCCCGTACCAGACCGCAGGGAGGAAGCCGATAGGATCTTTGTGGGTGTGGGTGCTATCAACCAAGCAGTATTGGTGTGCGGGAAGCTGTCCTGTGAGTGTGTATCTCATTTTGGGGTGATGGTTGCCGAGTAGATGGCTGAGAGGCGGAAACGCCCGTTTTGATTTTCGAGATATACCGAACTTTTGATCCTCTTCCAGATGCGCTTGAACGTGCTTTGCGACATTTGCAGTTGATCCATCGACCAGCGTTTCAATTCGGTCGGGGATCGGCTGATGTTGTTGGAGTGCATGAGATCGAGCACATCGGAGTCTGCGAATTTCTCTTCATACTTGCCGGAACCAAGGGCCTTTTTGGGCTTCTTGAGCTGCTCAGGGTCGGCCATCTCGTCACGGACGAATATCGGCCATTCCCAATGCACCACGAACGGAGCACAAGGCGGGAAGTTGCGCAAGGTCGCGTCCACCGTGAAGCATTCTTCCTCCTCGTGTGGCGTCATGGTGAGGATGGAATCCGGGTCGCGAGCGAAGACTCCAGAGCCACCGATACGGTCAATCGCTTCCTTTGCCGCCTGGTTGCCCTTGGAATAGTGGGCACCGAAGGCTATGGCGGCACCAGTGCGCACAGCGATGCGCTCCAGTTCGTTGCAGAGGCTGGCCACGTCGCCCGCTTTGTTCTCGTCCCGGTCGCCAAGAGCTTTGTAAATGGGATCCACGATGATCAGAGAGAAATCGTATTGAGTGAGGCTTCGTATGAGCTGGTCGCTCATTTTTTCCAGACCCTCCACCATGCCGCGCAGCGTCCAACTCATGAACTGGCCTGGCTTGGGCATCACTCCCAATTTGCGGCAAATGTCCTCAAATCGTTTAGCGAAGAACGGCCGTTGGATCTCGAAGTTGAGGTAGCAGACCCGGCCTTGGATGGTGGGAAACTCCCACCAGGGCGTCCCGCAGGCCACCGATATGCCAAGGTCCATCAGGGAAAACGTTTTCCGGCCTTTGCTGGTTCCGCCAACGATGATTTTAGATCCTTGATGGAGAAGGCCCCGTACGAGCTCCGGCGGAGGGGCCGGTAGATTCGAGCCAATGAGCATGGTCATGTCGTCGAGCTCGGGGAGTTTTCCATTTCGGCTTCCCATGGAGCGGATTGCCCGGATGCGTTCCTCTTCGCGGTCAAGTAGTTCGTCCGCCGTGAATGCGCCGGAAAAGGCGTCAGATACGGAAACCGTGCCTGACGCTATGAGTTCGCGAAGCACGAACTTTTCGCAAAGCAGTGCGAGGTAGTAACTCAGGTTCGATGCGGTCGGAACAAAAACAAAGATGTCTGTGATGTAGGAGGCTCCGCCAGCTTCATCGAGGCGGCGTTTATCGTTGAGGTATTGAGTGACGGTGATGAGATCTATAGGGATTCCAGCGGAAAACATTTCCTGCAAAGATCCAAAGATCAACTGGTGTACAGGATTGTGGAAATGTGCTTTTCCAATGGCGCTTTCCACCATGTGCATTCCTCTGGTCGGAGAGAGTAGGATGGATCCGATAACGCCTCTCTCGGCGTCGTCGCTCTGCGGCAGAGACTGGTGGATTTCCGGTAAATAATTCCGCTTGCGAGGCTGATGCAAAGACGCGCGAACTTCGGGCTCTTCGGGTTGGGCCTCAGAAATGCCGTATTGCCGTGCTTCCTCCTCAGAAAGCTGGTGTGTGGCTTGGGCCGGGGCGCCATTGGCTTTGGCGTCCCGCTTTGCTTTGAGCTTTTCGGCGAGATTCATGGCCGGCCCTCCTCAATGGCGAAGGTCACCGCGTAGCCGAGTTGTCGGTATGTGGCGATGCGCTGCTTAGATTGCGCGCCGATGAAGTAATGCTGGATGTCCATGAAGTCGTGAATTGTCCCGTGGGTTTTGTCGTGGTATGCGCGTAGCACCCGGCCTGTCCGTTGTTCGGCTTTGGCGGCGGACCGGCCGGCCGCTGCCATGATCAAGGCATTTGCCCTCGGCACGTCGAGCCCCTCGTCTGCCAGAGAAGTCGCAAAGATTGTGCGGATTTCGCCGGCGGAAAACGCCACGAGAGCCTCCTTGCGCGTCCACCCCTGCGGACGCTCCGGTGATGTGCTCCCCTTGCGAGTCATGCCGGAATGCACCAGCACTGATCCCGGAATCCTTTGGGCAAGAGCCGTGCCATGGTCCACCCGTCCGATCAAAATGATGAGAGAGTCCTCCGCGTGTTGGCTGGCGATCTCCACGATGGCCTTGTTTCGGGCCGTGTTCTCGACGATGGCGATGTCTTGGAGGCACTGCCAGATGCAGCGGCTCATTTGCTCTTTGTCGTCCCACGCGCCTTTGAGATAGGCCCGCATCTTCCGCGCTCTCTCCTCGAACATCGGTTGTGCGAGCAAGCGGACGGCTTCCTCCATCTCTTTCGCCCGGTTCGGCTGGTGGATCAGTACTCGGGCGGCTACGATGCCCCCGACCGCCTGCACTTCCTCGCGCGTGATCTCGCAGACAATCGGACCAAGTAACTGATAAACGTCGGGAGCAAGCTCGTCCTCCCTGTCCGGCGTGGCGGAGAATCCCCACCGCCAGCCCGTGAAGCCATCAAGAATCTTGCGAAACTCCATGGCCGCGATGTGGTGGCACTCGTCGAATATGGCCAAGTCAGCGGCCTGCACCGATGCGCCGGCCGCATAGCAACCAATCGTGATTTCGCACGCTTCGGAAATCTGAGGAAACCGGGAGAACGCCTTGGCCCATTGCTCTGTTTGCTCAATCGTGTTTGCTCGGCAGGCTACCCGCATCTTGCGGCGGCTGAGACGCGCCCTGGGGGCCGCCCAGCGCAAGACCGCCATTGCCCCGATCACTGTCTTGCCGGATCCTGCCGGGGCTTTGACGATTCCAGCCCGGCAAGCAACAATGGCAGCCTGTGCCCGCGCCTGGTAGGCGCGAGATTCGATTTCTGGAGGGGAATCCGCCATTACGACCAGAGGCGAAAGTAGCCGACCTCGGGCACATTCTTGGGCACATTGCTTGTAAATCGTATTGACGGCGAGAGACCTTTCGGCGTGCGTTTTGGCGATTTCTTTACCTGAGTTGCCCGAAATTCCGGGTGCTCGGCCAGCCAAGCGAGAGCGTGTTTCTGGGTCGTGCGCATCCCGTAGAGAAACCGATAGCCATGGCGCTTCATGAGCCAGACGTAAACAGGCCCCCGGCCAATAGCGGCGGCGAGTTGGTTGGTGTTGAGCAGGGATTCGGTCATGATTCAGATTAAGATTTGGAAAACCGTGAATTGGGTTGAAGAGGGCCCGTTGCCGACGGCGTAGCATTTGGTGAGGTGGGCGGTCGTCACTTGGGAGTCGTCCCGCCATACGCCGACGTGGGTTAGCGCGTCCTTGGCTGCTTTGGTGATGTTGTCGAGATCGGGCTTGGCGGTGTGGTGGGGCGGGGCGGAGGCTTTTACCAGTGCCGAGTTTTTGCCGCTGCCAAAGTGGCTTTTTGGCCGTGCAAAAACACATTCCATGCGCAGGCTGACGGGGCCGGTTATCATGCGTCCGGCGAGTCCAATTTCCTTTACCGATGTCGCGATGGCGGATTTCCACTCTTCGGCGGTGCCGGGGGTATAGACGCGGGCAACGTAGGCTGTCCCCATCTTGCGGGCGAATGCCTTGGGCCGAGGCTGGCCTTTTGGATCGCCGGGAACGTGGAATTCCCACTCCGTCCGTTTATCTTTGGGAATCAGCTTCATGCGGTCCTCCTCTTCTCTCCCGCTGGCACACACGCGCCCCGCCCTGCCGTCCGGGGAATCCCTGGCTGGCCTGGCCGATGATAAAGCGGGTAACGCTCGTATGGAGGTGATCCATGATCTCGTCCAAGGTGGCCTTGGCTACTCGGTGCCGGGTTCGTGCTCTGCCCCAGTTGGCATACTCGTGCAGCAAAAGGGCGCGGACGGCCTTGCGGTTCAATAGTGGTCGCGGGGCCGCTGCTTTCTCGATCTCATCGGCCAGGATGTCATTTGCCGTGCTCATCGCGGAAAAAGCTGATCGTCCGTGCCGTTGTCGAGCACTCTGGCGTCGGCGGGTTTTTCCGCTGGCGGCAAGGGCACTCTCGCAGACGTTGGGATGCGTTTGAGACTCGGAGATTTGGCCGTGATGGTGAGGACCGGCTCAAGGATGGCGTTGAGCCGCTTTTTGGCCGCCACCATCGTTAGGCTTTCGCGCACCTGGATTTTCTCGGCCAGTTTTTCCTTCGTCAGCTTGGCGCAATCCATAATCTCCCCCTCGCTCAATCCGGCATTTTGGAGCAACCGCATCGCGCGGGGCGTGTCGTTGATTGTCGAGGTGTTGCCGGTGTCGGAGAGTTCATACATTGGCATTCCTCCCGCTGGCTGCCGGGCGATGATTTCGGCTTTGGCTTCCTTTTCGATCAACTTGGCAAAGACCACCGCCCGCCAGACGGCATCGAGCCCATCATCGGTGAGGGTTGAGAGTTTGGCCACGAAAGCGTCCTTCCCGGTCTGCGACGGACCGGCCAGCCACTCATATTTCGCGCGGTAGGCATCGCAATGCAGGCGGGCGCGGCAGTAGCGGCACTGTTCTTGCGCTTCGGACTCACGGACAGCCTCCGCGCGGGGGGAGGCGTCGGCATTGTGGCTGCCATCCCAGACGCGGAGAATATGGTCGCGAGCGGCGGGGATTTGCTCGCTGGTGTATTCAGCGAGCGTCACGCAAGCCTCGAATCCAAGGCGAGGCTGATTGATTGCCACAAGGACTTTCTCGGGGTTCCAGAGCTTCGCCCCCATCACTGCGTAACAGCGGAGCTGCATGTTTGCCTCCGCCGGGGTCACTTCCTTGCGGCCAAATTTCCGGTCAATGATGACAAGGATTTTCGTCCGAGGGTAGAATCTCCAGTAATCACAATGGCCGGGGAAGAGTTTTTTCAATCCACGGAAAAACCACATCTCGCGTTCGTTCCCTTCGTCGAAGGGTTCATCCTCCGGCATGTTGCAGGAGGTATGTAGAGCCGAGAAAATCTGCTTGTCCGTGCGAGCGGCCTTTTCGAGGATCTCGCGTTGTTCACTGGTGAGGTCGGCGCGGTCCTTGTCGGAATCCGCGCTGTGGCCGTGCAGGAGCGTTCCCTCCTTCGAGTCTGCGCTGTCTTCCGGCTCGGAAAAAAGGCTTTCAGCGAACGCACTGCCGGGGCATTTCTGGCGCCGGTCAATGTTGCTTGCTGACGTAAGCGCGCGGATCATTGTGCCTCCTCCACGCCATCAATCTCGTAGTCGTCGGAGCCTGCCTTGGGGCGAATAATCCGCCGTTGCACTAAGGTATCAATCATCCGGGATGCCGTGGCGAAGCCAATTCGCATTCGGCTTTGCAGGAGCGCAACGGAAGCCCGTCCCTCCGCCTTGATGGTTGCGATGGCATTTTTTAGAATTTCCTCGTCGCCATCCGGCTGGGTATGAAAGAAGTTCGATTGAATGTCCTTGGTGAGTTCCTGGCTGTTCATCTCGCGGGCGGGGCCGCCGTTCACACTGACCGTCATTTTCATTTCCGGCTCCGGTTCTGGGCCGTCCTTCCGCTTCGGGACGAGCTTTCTGATGGCGGCCGGCGGCTTGGGATCTTCCGGCGGATGCAGTGACTTGTGATGATCTTCCAGCAATGCCCCCTCGTAGGAAACATAGGGAACATACGTGTTTCCGCCTTCCGAGAAGAGCTTGCGGAAGTCCTTAATCTCTGTGCTCGCGAGGCCGTGACGCGAAGCGATGTTGTCGAACCATCCCATCTGCCGGTCGTGGATTCGCAGCTTAAGGACAGGACGGCCAATATCGTCAAAAATGAACCCGCCGGTCTTGTCGCGGGCGCACTCGAAGTGTTCAAGTTCGTGATCAAGCAAGGCCGCCTGCTCTTCGGGCGACATTCTAGGCCACTCGTCTCCGTCGAGCGTGATCTCGCAGTCACCGCGCCCCATCACCCTGTCTTTGAGGCTGAGCTTGCGGGGCACTCCAAGGGCTCGATAGCCGTTTTGCATAATTGCCGGGGCCTTCTTCTCGCTCTGTTCGTCCAGTTCCCCGAAGGCAAAGCAGAAGTCCACCTTAACCCCGGCCTCGTCAAGTTCCTGATGGTACTTGATCATGAGGATTTTTGCAAGGGCGCAGACTTCCTCGCCTGCTTCTCTATATGTGCTTGGCATAATATTAGTTGGCAGAAGAAAAACGCTTTCTCCACCATGGCCCCCAATTCCACTTCCACTGCCAGCGGAGTTCGTCAGTGATTTTTAGATACGCGATGCACAACGCAAAGAAGACTGCGGGATACCAAGAATACCAGATTGTATGATCCTTCCACCACTCCTCGCCTGCTTTATCACCGCCAAGGATATTATTATCCCGATTGGATGGCTCGCTTCGTCCATGCTCGGGTTCTGGTTTGCCTGTCATTTGGACCGTAGGCGTTCCATCAACGGAGTCCGCTCCCAGATCGAAATGATAAGAGATTTGGTGGAATCCTCCGAGGACGGAGAAACGTCCTACAAAGCTACTTTCGATGATTTGAAGAAGGCCGTCTTCACCAGTATCCCCTTGTTCTCGAAGTCGCGCCAGAAGGAGATTATTCAGGCTTGGGTTGATTACCGCTCCCTTGATTTCAGAGTGATGAGCGACACCAATTTCGACTCCGTTCTTTTGGAATCGGTGGGAGAGAACGTCACATTTAAGCACAAGGCTGTTTTGGCTGCCCTGGGCGAGATTGAGCGGCACATAAAATAAAAATGCCAACAATGCGATCCACCGAACACCTACCCGCTGGCACGCCGAGTGCTTGGTCGCTTCGCTCCCGGCACCCGTCGCGCCAGCGGGTAGGTGCCGGTGATCGCGGACGTTCGCAGAAATAATAACCCCCTGATTAACCATGAATGAATTCGATTCTGAATTGTGCAACTTAGTCATCGCCGAGCCCTTAGTTCATCTTCGCGAGGCCACTCTTTACGTGGACGGCCTTCCGAAATCCATTGGAGAATTCCGGCTTCAAGGGGAAAATTCAGTCTTTTTTCCCACCCCTTCCGTGCTTCTGGATATTTTTCCCAACTGCCATATAAGTCTGAAAGCAGAGGATACCAACGAGATAATTGACTGTAGAGAGTTTGCCGATTGCCAGAGTGCTCCATTGTATCACTACCACTTTCAGGAAGTAAAAAAATGAGGCGCGAACAGACCGGTCCAGCAAATCCCCGTCCCTCCGGGACTTCTGGCATGGGAGATGCGCTATTTTCGTTTTTCATGATGTTTTATTATTTGGTTGGTTTTTGTGATTGGTTGCCTGCATCTCCCACGCCAGAAGCAGGCGGGGATTCCTGACCGGGGACGTTCGCTGAAAATATAAGGTCATCCAAATTTCCGTGATTGATGCATTTTTCGAGTTTTACAAAAATCGCCCTCCCGAGAATCTTACGGAGCTTTTCGCCATAACCAAGAAGCGCGAAGCGATGAAGTTCTGTCATCAACTTACACTCCGACACTCGGACATATCCCATATGATTATTGGGTGCGGGTCTCTCGGATATCTCCACACACCCGTCTTCGAGGACAATAACGTTGACCATCTTTGGGTGAATGCTCGCGAGAAGATCGGAACACCGCACGATCTTAGCCAGCTTTACAATCAACTTACCAAGGATTCTGGAAGAGCCATTTTTCATTTCTTTGTGTGCGCTCACAAACCTGATATATGGCACCTTCTTACGTTTGATACCCGTGACAGTCGCGATGATGGCCATTTCATCGGCGGATCGCATGTCCACTTCCTTAACCATCTCTGGGGGAAGCCCACTATACACGATATTGTCTCGGCTATTCCTAAGAGACCTCACGGTGCCCACATCAAAACAATCGAAGAATAACGAGAATAAATGCGAACAGAGCGATCCACCAAACAGCCGTGCCTTCGGCACTTCTGGCACGGGGGATGCTTTCTTGTCGGGGAGATTCATCGTGACTCCTCCCCCTGGATTGCATGGGTGCCTGCATCCCCCGCGCCAGAAGCAGGCGGCTGCTGGTGATCGCGGACGTTCGCTGAAAATATAGTCGCGCTTTCAACATGAACGATATTCTCACATTTCAATGCGACTTTGGTGGCGGCGTTTCCGTCACAATTCATTTCGATGTTTCTCAGTATCTTAAGAGTCGGAATCAGGTTCAGGCTCAAAAGATAGAATGGGCGGGGAAGCCAGCGAGAGAGATTATTCCTCGCTATATCGAATGGATACACACCGTCAATGCAGAGATCGCAAAGGCGATCAACGGTAAGTTTCTCTACATTGTGCAGCGAGGGCCGAAACCAACGGATTGGGAACGATGGGTATATTATCCAGATGGCAAGCGGGAGATTGCGTGTGAATGAAGAGGAAAAACGCGAACAAAGCGATGCACCAAACAGCCGTGCCTTCGGCACTTCTGGCACGGGGGATGCTTTCTTGTCGGGGAGATTCATCGTGACTCCTCCCCCTGGATTGCATGGGTGCCCGCATCCCCCGCGCCAGAAGCAAGCGGCTGCCGGTGATCGCGGACGTTAGCCTCAGAAAACAAAGCGTCGATCTCCACGTTGAGTTGCCCCTGCCATGCAGAATAGTCGAGTCGCCATTCCCCGCCTCTTGCAAGGTCCAAATTAGCCGTCGCCGTGACCATTTCCTTGTCCGCTATCAAAGAGCGAATCCTTAGTGCTAACAAGACGTCGTTGGCAACCCCCACCAAGCTCTCAGCTTCGGCTACGGGTTGCGGTGATTCAGGCGTTTGATTTTGTGACATAGATTTATTGTGGTTCGGGTGGGGCTGCCAAGACTCGACGTTCGGCGGATGGAGTCGCTCTATGATCGTTGTTCCACCGCTCCGGTACATTTGCTTGAATGCCCAGCGAATCCCAGCGTGCGTTGCGCCGCAATCGCCAATGAGTCCGGCCTTTTTGCATATATTGGTTATCGTGCTGCCGTCTACGTAGAGGCTGGCATATTTCAGGACACACTCGACCATCAGTCCGCGTCGGCCTCTCGGAGTTTCTCCCTGAGGACCAAAATTAGTAGCCTTGAAGAGCGTGTTGATGTAGCCGTCCGTCATATTGATTTCGACCACCGCACCATGCGTCGGCAACGGCGCACTCATGGTCGTGCCTCCATCTCAGCCACGCCGCTGGTTGGTTCAACTTTTGTAATACAGTACCCTGCCACCACCCATTTGATGTCACCATTGAGAGTAACTCGGTCGGAATAGTTGTCAGTGTCCGACCCTTCGGCTTCGATCTTCTGCATTGCGGCCGTTCCTGCGGCGATGCGGGTTACTCTCCAGCATCCATCTTCGTCATATACCACGTTAAGGACAGTCCCATCCGAGAATGCCAGCTTGCACGGCATGTCACTGTCTGCGCTGATTTCGTCTCGGATGTCCCCCTCGATTTCAATGAGGTCATCACTTGCACCATATACTGTTACTGTTTGCATTTTTGGTTCTTTCGGTGTTGGTCGCTAACAAATCGGGGCATCACGCCCGCACGGTGGTTCCCACTTCTTCCCAGATGCGGAGTCCTGCGCATTGGCGCATCCCTCCCCGCATCTCGGCGTTGATTGCGCTTGCGCTTTCTTGGAGCACACAGAGCGATGGACGCGCCTTATAAAGGGCTGCGATGTCCGTCACCTCAAACCGCCAGACCTTGCGCACGGTCATGCCAGCGGCTTTGGCTGGTGCCGCTACGACGCGGGCCTGAGTGTTTTCCATCCGCTCGGTTGCGGCGGCGGCTTCCTCCGCCTTGGCTTGGGCGGCGGCGGCGAGGGCTTGCGCCTCGGCTGCGCTGGTGGCGGCCTGCGCCTCCCGCAAGAACCGTTGGCGTTCGGCCTCTGCCTCTCTGGCCTGTGCCTCGGCTTTCTCGCGCTGCTTGCGCGCCAGATCGTCGGCCAGTCGCTGGCGGGCTGCCGCCTTCTCCTGCTCAACCTGCACGTAGGGCCGGATCAGTGTTTTCTCGATGCGCCCCGCCTCTTCCTCCAATTCGGCAACGAGGGCTTTTGCGAAGGCGTCAATGTCCTTGCAGAGTTTCAGCACGGGGGCCTTTACGTCCACTCGGCTGGTTTCCACCATTTTCAGCAATCCCTTAATCTTGCCCACGGCGGACACGGCTATCTGCTGCGACTCGGCCTCTGTTACGGCCACCACAGCGCGGCAGACTACCAAAGCTTGTGCCTTGAGTAGCTCGTACTCCGCCGTACAAGAGGGGAGGACATTATCTATATTTTTTACGACGATGGCACTCATTTGGCGGCGTCCACGATGAGTTTCATTTCGTCAACGACAGTCTGCCAGTTTTGATCGCTGGTGTATTCTACGAGGTTTTCGTCGCCGAAGGCGGCAATGCTCGTGGTGTCGGGGTCGAATTCCTTGGCAAGCCAGTCGTTGGCCTGGGCCGCGCGAATGAAGTCCGCTACGGTGTGCCCTGCGTCCTCCACCATCTTTTTCCCCTTGGCGGCGATTTCGGAGAGGGCTTCGGGCTCAGGCTCAGGCTCTTTTTTCGCGGCGGGCTTTTTCTCCAGCACCTTGGCCTTGGCTGCCTTTTCGGCGGGAACTGCGGGTTTGACGGCTACGGCTCCAGTGGATTGGGCTGCTTTGGTCTCAACCTCGGGTGCAGTTTGCGCACTTGGAATGCCTTCTCCACCCGTCAGCGGTGGCGCAGGCAATGCCTGCACTTCTTGCACTTCGATAGTTGGGATCGAAGCCGACGCAATAGCTGTGCGGTGTTTTGGTGGGCCAACATCCAAGACTTCATCATCCGACTGCATTCCCATCAAAATATCTGGAGCATAGAGGCGTCCAAAGAATGCTGCCGCGCGATAGCGAAGCATCAGTTCCGGCATGGTTTGCCATTTGGATCCGCTCTTTTGGAACCAGCCTTCTTTTTTGGCTATTGCGATTGAGACAGGGGGACCGTCAAGCCGTTCTCCGGCGGCGAGGTCAACAACCCAAGCAATGCACGTCCGGTTGTCTCCTTCTCCTGTCATTTCATATCGCAGAGGACTGAATCGTCCGCAGCTATTGAGCGCAGCAATAATGAACTGAGACGACCAAGACGGGCGACCGTGGATGACATTCAGGTTTTGCATAATCATCAGCGGGGATGCCCCAAGTCGCTGAGAGATTTCCAGCGCAATGAGGACGCTGCCGATATTGTTAGGGCCGCGAAAAGATTCCGGGACCAGATTTGAAGAGCATAGGGCTTTTGCCATTCGTTGCGCCGCTTCGAAGGCATTCTCAGAAGAAAATGCGGTCATTTGTCCAGAGGACGTCGGGCGTGCGGGATGGATTATCAGTTCAGTGGTTTGTTCATTCATGTGTTTTTTTGGTTAGTTGTTCCTCCACTTTTGATTGCGGAAGATTTTGGAAATGCAGGTTTGAGATACTCCAAAGGCTGCCCCGATGGTTTTTTGTGGTGCTGTTCCTTTGAGCCCTCGGATTTCAACTACTTGATCAAGTGTCAATTTCGCAAGGTGGGAACTTTCTCCGTGGGGCTTCAAATTCAAATCTGCCGCATGGAGTTGATTTTCCTTTCTGGTGATCCACTCCAGATTGCTAGCGGCATTATTATTCTTATTACCGTCTTTGTGGTTCACTTCGGGGCGTTGTATTTCCGTTGTCCCATTGAACGCAGTGCAGACTAATCGATGAACTGAGTCTTTATGGGAGACGTTGCTGATCCAGAGATTCACATGCAGGTAGCCTGCATTGTTGTGAAACCCTTTGAGCTTCCGACCACGGATGTTCTGGTGCCCTGTGTATCGGGAAATACTACGAACGTAACCCAGGTTAGACACTTCATAACGGCCCTCATATCCAGGGACAGCTTTTAGAATTTCACAGACGAAGCTCATACTAGGTTATTTGGTTGGTTATTTGGGTGATTCTTGGGGGTGGACATCCTTAGTAGGGTCTTGGGAAATTACTCGCGGGGTTTGAAAAACGGGCTGTTGGCGTAGTCCCTGGCGCGGGCGAAAGCGGCGTCACTATCATCGCCCGTGCCGTTGAGCATTTGAAAGAGGCGGTCGTTTTCCTCAATGAGGTCGGCGCATTCATGCTGCGCAGTTCGCTTTTCGCGGTAAGCCTGCATCGCTATGAAGCGGTGCAGGTCCACCGATTCGATGTAGCTATCCTCTACGCGCCACCAGATAAGCAGCATGATAAAAGTGGCGATGGCGCCGCCGATGCAGGCT